GACGACGCAGAGCTCACTGCGTTTTTATTAAGGTGGCAAGCATAAGAATGAGAATACTTACATTAGAAAATACCGCGTTTGAAATGAATGAAGTGCCAGATGAAGTGGACGACTTGCGCTTCTGTGTGTTTGATAACAGCGACCCAAAAGATCCAGATTACTATTTTATTCCCTTGATATTTTTAGAGAGCTTTAATTCGCCTGCACTGGTACTGCGCATAGGCGAGCACACCATACGCATGCCAGTGGACTGGCAAATATTAATAGGTGAACCTGACCTAGGTGACCTAGAAGTTGTTCCGCTGACTAGTATTAATGATCGTGGGTTCAGTGTGTTTACATTTAACCCTCGCAGCAGTTTTAGGCCCGAGTTTCATCCTGTGGAAATAGTGGACATTTATCAAGATGTAAAATGGTATTTTCCCAAACTCAAACCAGGGCAGATGTTGGCAGTGCCTCTTAGCACTGGCGAAGATCCTGTGTGTGCATATTTTATTAAAGACGTAAGTAGACAAAGTGAAGTGGTTGATTATGGAAAGGTATGGTAGATGCGAATCAAATACAGCAAAGCAGACATAGGTGGCGAAGTTGTTAAAAACAACGAAACCTATCTGCTCAAAGACAACAAGACTTTGAAAAATCTAGTTCTAAGCAGTACCAAACTGTATCGCGGACAGCAGACTCGTGGACATCGTCATGAAGGACAAGAAGAAATCTATTTCTTTGTAACTGGACATGGTGAAATGATTGTGGGAGAAGAAGACTCAGAACCTTTTGCGGTACAAGCAGGCGATGTGGTGCTTATTCCTGATGGTGTGTTCCATCGTGTGATTAACACTGGCGAGCTGGACATGTTGTTCAACTGTGTGTTTGATGGCAAGAGGAATCATTGATGGGTACGCTCACTTCGGGTACTTATGTATACGAACGCGAAGGTGGACGCACCTATGCTCGCAAGGTAGGAGAACTAGATAGAGTGCTGATTGGCGAAGACTATTCAGTACAACTTGTGCAGCGTAACAAGGAAATTGCAGATGAATGGATTCCAATTGTACAAGCAGCAGAGCATAATCCGGCTTTACAAGACGCATTGGATCGTGCTAAAATACTCTATGAATTAACCAGAAAGCACAACTTGCAAACAGTAATGCACCATCCTGTATGAGCGACAAACTAAACATCACAAATGAAATGCAACAACTGGATCGTAAGAATCGGCTGTTCTATGACGAGCTCACAGATGAAGAACGCAAGAAGTTCAGCACCTATCTAATGGTGCGCTGGGGTAGCAGTGTGCAAGCAGACAGTGACATTCAGGCTTATTACGTGATGAGCTGTAACGAAAATCTCAACAAGCATTTTTTCAATATCAGTAGACACCCAAAATTACAATGGTTGTGTGCTACCGCGGTGAGTCCTGGCATAGGCACATTCCGGCATCAGTGGATCGCGCCAAAAAAGAAGGATGGAGTTGATAACAAGTCTGTTAAGTTCTTACGTGAATTATTTCCAATGGCCAAGGATGATGAAATTGAATTACTCAGACAGCTCAATACTAAAGACGATCTTAAACAGTTGGCACGAGAGCATGGATGGGATGACAAGCGAATCAAGTCAGAGCTATAAGTGTCGTTACTGCGACAAACAGTTTCGCCGAGAGAGCACACTGGCAGCGCATGTTTGCGAACCAAAGCGTCGCTGGCAGCAGGAAAAAGACACAGGCGTACAGCTAGGACTGAGATCCTACTTGCAGTTCTATGAAACCACACAAGGCAGCGCAAGGTTAAAAAGCTATGAAGATTTTGTTGACAGCCCTTATTATAATGCTTTCGTTCGTTACGGCAGACATTTGGTTGCTATTCGCGCTATCAATAGCCATAGTTTTACTGCATGGCTTTTAAAGCACAATAAAAAACTAGATCATTGGTGCAAGGACAGTCTCTATGATGAATGGCTGCAGGACTATATAAAGAAAGAGGCAGTGCAAGATGCACTGGAACGTGGCCTCAAGGGGATGCAGGAATATGCAGAACATAATAGAGACCTTAGAAATGGTTTCGTTGATTATTTTAGGTATGGCAATACTAATCGTATTTGCCATCACATCACTAGTGGTCGTATCAGTGCTTGGATCATTTTTAACTGTAACAGCGGCGTATCTTTTCTTGAAGGATTGGATAGCGGCCAAGTTGACATGATCATGCCCTATATTGATCCAGATTTTTGGCAGCGCAGATTTCATGACTACATGGCGGATACTGAATGGTGCAAGCATGTGCTGAAAGAAGCAGGCTTATGAAATTCAACAGTGACATTGACATTGACTTTGCAGATCGTCAGCAAATATTAAGAACAGTTCCGCACACTGTAGCCAGCCAGCGCCGCGACAATCAGTTGATAGCACACAACACTGGTGTGTATGTTACAGACATTCCTTGCGATCCCTTAACTGGTCGCTCCAGTATAGACTACGAAACAGCAGAAGCTCGTGGATATATCAAGCTGGACTTTTTAAATGTAAATTTATATCAGCAGGTCAGCAGCGAAGAACATCTAGAACAGTTGATGCATGCTGCGCCTGACTGGCAACGTTTTAACACAGATCAGGAGTTTTTTGAACAGTTGATTCATGTGAACAATCACTGGACTGTGCTAAAACGCATGCCCGAGCCTGTGGATAGCATACCTAGATTGGCTATGTTTTTGGCAATCATACGTCCTGCCAAGCGACACTTGATAGGGGAAACGTGGAAAACAGTGAGCCAAAGTGTTTGGGAAAAAACTGACGAAGGCTATCAGTTCAAAAAGAGTCATGCAGTTGCTTATGCACATCTAGTGGTAGTAAACATGAATCTGTTAACCAATCTTGCGCACTAGAGTAATAGATCTACGTTTGCTTTTTTTGCTGGCTATTTCTTTAAGACTGATATAAGGTCCAAACTTGATTGTTACATCTCTACTGTTCAGAGTTTTCAAACAGTATTTGAATGGCATCCATTCATGCCTTAAAAACACATTGATTGGAATCAATCTATTGCTTTCCCACCACCAGATATCTCCAAGTTGAAGGAACTGTGTTTTTTCATCTTCGGTGCGCAAGCAGCCAAAGTCGTAAACTGAGGTGAGATAGTCATCAACATTTTGTACGATTCCGATGTATTCAGAACCACCATAGCCGATGTAGCTTATAAAAGGATATTTGGCTAACAAAAGTTTATGATATTCTGTTAGTTCTGGTGCTATTTTCTTAGATGCCATACGGATTATTTATAATTTGGATATCTAGACTTTATAAATGATTCAGTATATAATACTCAAGCATGAATAACATACAGACAGAAGTCAACAGTTTGCTGCCAGCACAGCGCAAGACTGCAAACAAATGGATCAGTTTTAATGCTCCTTGCTGTGTGCATACAGGGGAAACACAGGATCGCAGACGACGTGGTGGCGTGCTGTATGCACCTGATGGTGGTATCAGCTATCACTGTTTCAACTGTGGATTCAAAACCAGTTATCGTCCTGGCCGAGCTCTAAGCTACAAATTCAAACGTTGGCTAGAATGGATGGGTGCAGACGAAAATCGCATACAGCGCATGGTGGTTGAGGCGCTAAGAGAAAAAGATCAACTGCCGTCCGAACACTCAGTAAGCAAAACAAAACAAATAACATTTGAGCCTAAACTGTTGCCAGACCACAGTGCAACACTAAAACAGTTGGGTCTTAATATTGCACTCAAGGCAAATTGGACACAAAACAATCAAATCACATGGCTTGATGATCTGGTTCCTAAAGACGTACTGGATATCATAGACTATGTGGGCACAAGAGTTCCAGCCGACTACCATTTGAATCAATATGATTTCTATTACACAGAAACCACAGCATACAATCTACATCGTAGGTTGATCATACCCTTTTATTGGCAGCAGCAGATAGTTGGTTACACAGCCAGATCAATCAGCGACGATGTAAGGCCCAAGTACCATTCCAATCATCCTGCTGACTATGTGTTTAACATGGATCAGCAGACTGCGGAACGTCAGTTTGTGATAGTGGTTGAAGGACCTTTTGACGCTATGGCTGTGGATGGTGTGGCAGTGCTCAGCAGCGAAGTCAGTGAACAGCAGGCTGATATCATAGACAGTTTGAATCGCGAAGTGATCGTGGTGCCAGACTTTGATGTGAAGATAAATGAAAAGACAGGCAAAAAAGTTTGGAGCGGCCGCAGTCTAGTTGATGCAGCACTGGACTATGGCTGGAGTGTGAGCTTTCCGGTATGGCATGAACAGTTCAAGGATGCCGCTGATGCAGCTCGCCAACTGGGCAGACTGTTTGTGCTAAAAAGCATACTACAGGGTCGTCAAAGCAACCCACTTAAAATTGAATTACAAGCAAAACAAATATATAATAAACTATGACCACAGAATACAACACAGACATACAAAGACTGTTTCTTGAAATGATGCTGCATGATGCTGAATGCTATATTCGTGTGCAAAACATCTATAACGATGAAAACTTTGATCGCAGTTTAAGAAGTGCAGCACGTTTTGTTAAACAGCACACAGATGAACACAAGAGCTTGCCCACGCTGGCACAGGTACGAGCTGTAACTGGTGTGGATCTCAAAGAGATTCCGGAACAAGGCGAGGGACAGAACAGCTGGTTCATGAAAGAGTTTGAGCAGTTTACCAAACAGAAAGAACTGGAACGTGCAATCCTCAAGGCAGCTGACTTGATTGAAAAGGGTGACTTTAATCCTGTGGAGAAGCTGATCAAGGATGCTGTACAGATCAGTGTGACCAAGGATCTAGGCACAGACTTCTGGGCTGATCCTGAAGGTATGTTTGCCAAGTATTTTGATGCAGGTGGTCAAGTGAGCACAGGTTGGCCGCAGATGGACAAACTGCTGTATGGTGGTTTTAGCCGAGGCGAGCTGAACATCTTTGCAGGTGGATCTGGATCAGGTAAAAGTCTTGTGATGATGAACATTGCCTTGAACTGGGTGCAGCAAGGACTTCATGGAGTGTATGTAACACTAGAACTGAGTGAAGAGCTTACAGGCCTGCGCACAGCAGCCATGCTGGCCAACATGAGCACAAAAGACATTCGTAAGGACAAGCAAACAGCAGCCCTCAAGGTCAAGATGGTGGGCAAACGAGCTGGCAGCTATCAATTGAAAGTGTTGCCAGCACAGAGTAACATCAATGATATTCGTGCTTATCTTAAAGAGTATCAAATACAAACCAATCGCAAAATAGACTTTATCATGATTGACTATCTGGATCTGCTCATGCCGGTGAGTGCCAAGGTCAGTCCAAATGACCTGTTTGTTAAAGACAAGTATGTATCAGAAGAACTGCGTAATCTTGCCAAGGAACTGGGCATACTCATGGTCACTGCCAGCCAGTTGAATCGCAGTGCAGTAGAAGAAATAGAGTATGATCATAGTCATATTTCCGGTGGTATCAGTAAA